GTGTAATATTATTATCTTCTACTAATGCGTACATATTTTAACTTTCACTAAGGTTTAATGTTCTACCTACTTCTTGCCAAATAGCACCATTGTATTTAAAAACTAAAATATCAGTTTTACCATCTGCCGAAGTAAATGTTGGTGCAGTTGATGCTGCAAATTCAAATACAGTATTAAAAGCTATTGTGTGTGAACCATTGTAATTAATTTCTACACAAATAAAAGCACCCTCAACAGGATTAGTTGGTGCAGAGAAAGTAGTGTTTTCTGTTGTTAGATGATATGCGTTTGGTTTAGCTTGTGTATCCCAAGCAACTGCATTTGATGATGAAGTTAATGCTTGTTGAGGTATGTAAGCAAGATCGTTAAATTTAATAGCCCCTGTTCCTTTTGTACTAAATTCTAAACCAACATTAGTATCACTTCCTGTTGCAGATATAGATGGGTTATTGCTTGTAGCACTATTTGTTACTTCTAAATAATTAACTGCTGAAGCTGTTGTTTGAAATATTAATTGCTCATTACTGTTTTCATCTAATATTCCATGAGCATCATCTATTCCAATATTATGTGAATTTGTATCTAAGTTGCCACCTAATTGTGGAGAGGTATCATTTACTAAATCTGCAACAACTGAACTATCAAGCCAATCTACTGTGTTAGCAGTAGTATTAATATTTGCTAAAGATATGTCATCAGCACCATCATAAAATTTTAAAGTATTTGCAGTTGCACCACCAGATGTATCTAGCCAGATTGTACCAGCGACAGCAGAACTTGGTCTTGAAGTTCCTGAATTAGATGAATTAATTGCACCTAGAACATTGTTTAAATCTGTTCTAAAAGCTGGGAAAGATTGGTTCGCTATATCGTAATCGTGTTGTGCCATAATTGTTTTATACTCCTTTTAAAACCCTTTTGCAATAAAATCAAATGTTTTTGATACGTTTGTTCCACTAGAATTTTTAAATAAAACATCAAAGCCATTAACTGTTTTATTAGATACTGTAAAGAAATCTCCAGTATCTGCATCTTCCATTGTAACACCCACAGCATAATTAACAGATTTGAATGGGTTTGTAAATGTAACAGTTTTAGTACCAGCACCAGATGTTATATCATTTCCACTAAATATTCTATCAGGCATATCAATCGTAACTGTTACAGCAGAAACTCTAGGTGTAGAAGCACCATCTCTTGAAATTAATACTACTCTAAATTTAAAATATCTTGCTGTGTAATCTCCAATAACAAAGTTTTGAAAAGCAGTATATGTAGAATTATCATCACTTGTTGCAACTTCTATATGTGCATTTGCATTAGCTGGTGTATCTCCATCAAAGTTAGAAGAAGCTGAATCAAATAGTCCTGATCTGTTGTCAAATAAATCGTCTGGGTTATCTGATGTTTGAGTTAAACTAGCTGTGATTCTAGCTGTGTGTTTAGCACCTATATCAATTACATCTGCAAATAAATAATTACCACTTGCAAAGAAGTCAGCATTAGCAACACCAGAATCAAAGAATCTAGTTGTTTCATCATCAAAGTTTCCTGACGCACTATCAAATAATTCTGATGAATCTAACTCAATAGCATCATCTGTAATTACAGTATTAGTTAAAGTTCCAGCAAATGTTGGGTGTTCAGATTGTGTGGCTACTGCATTAAAGTTAGATATTCCTGTTACATTAGAAATAATTGCAGTTGCATTTGAACTAAAGTTTCCTAGCTTATCAACGGCTTTCAAAAGATAAGTTCCAGCCCTAGCTGGTACAGATATTGAAGTTGCTGGTCTTGATACTTTTTCTACTAATGCTACCGAGTTTTGCCAATCAGCAGTTCCATCTGTTTCTTCACTAAATCTTAAATTGTAATATGCTAAATCTAAATCAGGTATTTGTGTCCAACTTAAATGTGCTTCTTGTCCTACAATATTACAAGCAAAATCCTCTACATCACTAGGTGGCTCAATAGCACCAATGATTGTTCTTTGTGCAGATACATAAGTTGATGAAACTCCTAAACTATTTACAGCTTTAACTCTTACATCATAAACACTTTGGTCAATTACATTTAAAACTCTGTGATTTAATCCTGAACCTTGTGCATAGATAATATAATCTGAATCTGTACTTAACTTGTATTCTACTTGGTAATAATCAACAAAGCTATCAGGAGAAGCACCTATTGATACATCTAAAGCTACAATTACAGTTCCATCATTATATTCAATTAATGTATCATCTAGTGTAACACTTGCTGGTGGTTGGATAGTAAATGGATTAGGTAAGTTAGTTGATGGTGTTGCTGTCGCTTGTGTTTTTGTAGCCCAAGTATAATGACTATCTTGGTGTTCAACTAAAGATAAACCAACAGTAAAATCTTCATTAAAAGTTATTCCAAGAACTCTAAAAGGTTTAGCAGAAAATCCTAAAGAAGAATGTGTAATATTTACAATATCGCCAATCGCTAAATCATAAGCATCTAAGCTAACTGTAATACCTAAAGATAATGCTTCTCTACTTCTTCTTAAAATAACTTCTGCCATTTCTTCTGCTTGATATTGACTTGTGATTGTACTAAATGAAAATCTACCCTCTAACAAAAATCCACCATCAGCAGTTTTCATTGTTGCGTGTTGATCTGCACTTGGTAATCCAGAATCATCTATTGGTGGATATTGAATTTCATTTACTTGAAAATTCCTAGATGGATCAACAAAGCCAACTATAACTCTATTGTATTTTTCGTTTTTATCTGGTGTTGTTAAACTATAACCACCTATAATATCATCTTCTGTTAAAGTAATACTTGCACTTCCTGTTGTTTCAATAACTAAACTATATTTACCAGCACTATAAGGAAGATAGCCTCTACAACCTTTTATAAGTTCTCTAACATTAGTTAAGATAGTTTTCGAAGTATCTAATGCTGTGTTTGTATCAAAAATATTTATATCACTTCCACCTGAATATGGTGTTACTTGTGTTACGCAAACTTGTGAAGCATCATAAAAACTTTGTAAATCTATTTCACTTATTGCTAATCCTTTTCCATATCTTGCGTTAGTTAAGTAATCTAATAAACACCAAGCTGGATTAGTAGAATAAGCTGGAGATTGTGCTTGTAAGCTAGAGTTATAAGCTACAACTTTTTTACCTTGTATCTTTGCTTGTATTTTAGGAAGTCCAGCAAATGCGTCAGAGTTCCATTTAAGTCTAATTGCTAAATAACAAAGACCAGATAATTTATGATTACTTCCCCAAGATGATAATGTAGATAATAAAGATGATGCTGATTGACCATCTGTTCCATAATGAGGTTCTACTCTAATTAAACTTTCACTATTTTTATAAAAATTATTATCTCCACTTCCAACTTCAACTGCTGTTCCATCTGAAAAACTAGACGCAAATGTAACAACTTTATCATCTACTCTTATTTCTTCTATATCGTTTATCTCCCCCTCTGCCATAACGATACACATATATAGGTAGGTGTTATCTGTACCTGATGTTTCCATAAACACTCTAGTTCCCCCTGTAAGTCTTTCTCCATAAATTACAGGAATATTAGAATCATTAGATTGTTTATTAACTAATAATCCTCTTTCAAAATCATCAAAAGAGTTAGTTCCAAAATCTTCTATTTCAGGAACTTTTGGTCTTAATATCCAAGATAAAAATAGACTAATACCTAGTGCAACAAAAGGATTAACTCCAAAAACTTTTAAAACAGGAGAAACAACTTTACTAACAATTTTTTTAAAACTAAAACCCATTATGCTCTACCCCACTTAATATCTAATACAGTTTGAGAACTAAAATCCATTCCAACATCTGTACTAAAAAATCTTTGTTGTGATACATTATTTGTTTTACGACCATTCTTTTTTTCAAAATCTGCCCAATGTGAAACTATTGATAAATTAACTGAACTATCTTTTTCTGATTCTTGTATTCCAAAACTTTCTATATGACCTTTATATAAAAGGAATGGGTCAGCAATTAATGTATTAGAATCATTTAAAAAACCTCTATAAATATCTACTATATCGTTTGTTACATTTTCATTTAAAACTAATGATATAAATGTTTGATCTGCACCTGATAATGTTAAATTTAAACTAGCTTTAGTTAAATCTGTTTGTTCACTATGATTTGATATACCTAATATAAAATCACTAGAAGAATAAGTAACTGATGAGCCTGAAACTGATGAGGTTAATGGAAAAGAGCAATCAGTAATGTTAATAGGAGTAGCGAACCCAATAGTGATAAGATGGATTGGTCTAATATCATTTGTTGCTAGTTCGTTCTTTATCGCTGTTGTTAGGCTTCTCGTCATATTCCTCAAATGTTCTTCTATTAATTTTTATTGCATCATTGACCATATAACTAGCATTTTTAGATGGTTCGCTATACTTACCCTGATTCAAGGATTGAGAATTAAAATCATCAGCTTCTATTATTTCTTCTGCTAAAAAATCAACACTAATCCAATATTTTACTTTGTATTTCATCTATAAGGTTTCTTCAACATCAAATTGATACTCATAATATAATTTGCCCTCATTATCTGCACCTGATACTCCAAACTCTTGAATATCATTTGTTAAATGAACTGTAAAAGGAACATTGTCATAAGTAACTATTGAATCATTAGCAACTGTTGAAATTAATGGTGGCTCTATTGTAACTGTTGAAGCATTACTAGAAGCCTGAACATCTGCTACGATCATATAAACTTTAGAATGACTTGCAAACTTTATAAAATCTCCAGCTTTAAATGCGTGTGGGTTATCGTTGTGGTGTCCGTCCATAGCAATAGTTGTATCTCCAACTGCGTGATCTCCATTAACTAAAACTGTATTAGATTCATTACCTCTGGCATCTGCAATTTCTGGTGGAATAATTGTAAAGTTTTCTTTGCCTGATCTTTGTTTAACAATAAAAGCCATCAATTCTCCATAGGTACTTGATCTTGTTCCTGTAATAATTTGAACTGTGAAAGCCCATCTTTGATTGTCTATTTGTCTTGCAAGTTTCTTACCTGAAACAGTTTTTGAAATAATAGTATTTTGAATTGACTTTATTCCTAAAGTTCCAAACTTAGCAGAAGATATTGGAAAAGCACCAGACATTAGATTAAGTTTTTACTCCCTCTTTCATTTACAGCACTATTAATTAATTGTGTAATAGTTCCTCTTGATCTAACAAGTAATTCTTCAAAGCCAGAAGCATCTACTGTATTGATATTAAAATTAACTGTTGTTGCACCACCATTACCACCTCTTGCTGATTGTTGTATCTGTCCTGATTGGTTTGGTACAAATAATTCAGCACCTTGTTCTCCTACCATGTATGGTTGTCCTTTTTGTACTGAACCACCTGATGCTTTACCACCACCAAAAAAACTTCCAATAGAACTAAATATACTACCACCACCACCAACAGCACTTAAAGCTGCTTGTTTTCTTTTTTCATTTGTAATCAATTTTTCAATAGCAAGTTCCACACCTTTTCTTGCAACCACTTCAATTAATTGACTAATAATTTTTGCTAAAAATTGTTGTGCCATATTTCTTAATGTATCAGATAATTTTTCTCCAAATACAAATGCTCTTGCAAGTCCTTGCGACATTGTAGTTATGCCATTATTAATACCTTCTGCAAGAATCATTTTAATATTATTCATTTTATTTTCAATATTTTTTATTGCACCATTATTTAATTCTCTAAATTTACTAATAGCTTTTTCAGTTGCAGATGGAATGGCATATCCTAATTCATGTTCTACATTATACAAAAATGTATCTACTACTTCTCTTTCTTTTGGTGAAATGATATTTATTTGTCCTCTATTTCTATCAGGAATTTCTCCCATTTTAAATTTATCAAAATTTTTGTTTGCTTTTTCGCTTACTGAATCAATCGCTTTTCCTAATGCTATATAACCAGCAGTAGCAGCAGCAACAGAAGCTGCAACAGCAACAAGACCAACACCTGATAATCCTACTATCGCTGCTAAAGAAAAATAAGCTGCTCTTAATGCACTAGCCCATTTTAAAAACATAGCACCAAGTTTATAACCTATGATTACTTTAAAAGCTGTTTCAAATTCTTGTGAATATTTACTTATAAATTTTAATGAGTTTGCAAAGGCTTCAACTGCACTAGCTAAAACAGTTCCTATTGTTACAGCTATTTTATCTAAAGTATCAGAATTTTGTTCTAATGTTTTATTAAAATCGCCAAATTGTTTTTTAAGTCCTTCAAAGAAACCAGCTTCTAATATTGTTCTTTTAAAATTGAAAAATTTATCTCCTATCATTGATAGAGTACCTTCAAATGTTTTTGCTAATTCACCTGTTGCACCACCAAACTTTCCACCCTTACCAAATATTTTTGTAAATGCTTCTGCTGTTTCTTCTACTGATACTACTGCACCAGCTTTGAAACCTAACATAGATTTAACACCTCTATCTCTAAATAAATCAGCAGCACTAATACCAGCACTCATTGATCTTTGTATTTGTTCAGCAGTAGTTCTAAAATCTAATCCTGTTACTGCTGCAACATTACCTGTAATCTCCATAAGATTAGCAAGTTCTTTTGCGTCTTTAGAAACAACCGATAATACTCCTGAACCTGATTGAATTTCCTCTAGTGAAAAAGGAACTTTAGCAGCAAATTTTGCCATCTCATCAAATGCTTTTGAGCCTTCTTTAGCACTACCAAATAAGAATTTTAATCTAACTTGTAATCCTTCTATTTCTTTTCCTGTATTAACTAATGATCTAATTGCAAGTCCTGTACCTAAACCAATAAAAGCATTTCTTACATTAAATATAGATTGTTTTAATTTTCCTAAACTTCCTTGCAATCCATTTAGAGCCTGTTTGGATTTATCTCGTGCTACAATGTCTATATTAAGTCTTTGATTTGCCATTATTTTAAATTCCTTGCTTCTGATAACGATTGTTTTGTTTTATACTGTTCTTGTTCTTTTTTCAAGTAAGCTAACCAAAGATTATAATGGCTAATTGGCATATCAAGAACTTCTTGAATTGTGATGTGGAGTCTGTCTGCAACAACTAAAAGCGACCTTGTTTCAGGTTCGCTATCTACTTTTTTTCGGCTTCCTCGTAATTAGTATCAGCAAGTATTTGATTGGCAATAGTAGATATAACATTAGAGTCTGCTTTTTTTCTTAAAGCAAATTTATCTTCTGGACTAAAGGCTTTAATCATTTCACCTTTGTCATTTTTTACTTGCAACTTCATTATAAGCAAATCAACAAGAATAGTTAAGTCTTGAAAATTATTAGACTTCTTAAAGATAATGTTTTTTTCTTCAAGGGTTAATGGCTCTGAATAGAAAACACTAGCATTTCCATGCTCGTCTTTCCATTGTTCTACCTCAATAGTGATAGTTTTAAGAGTTTCAAAATGAGTTT